GCTGATTTCGTCAGCAACACGACTGCGCGAACTGGGCGCTGGAACAAGATCTCGATCCTGAAGAACAACACCAGCTTCAGTGCGCTTACGGCGCAGAACTGGACCGGCAATAGCTTGGTTGGTGAGTCGCTACCTGCTGGGTTTGTAATCCAGGGAGTTTTTACTGCTTTCACGCTTAACAGCGGTGGCGCTGTAATCGCCTACAAGATCTGACATGGCAAAAGCAGGCTCAGCGATCTCCGGCGTTGACTACGCGATCGGCGCAGAAGTCATAAATGATACGGAGACGCATACTGGCACTTTTATTCAGATCGACTTTTACGAAAACAGCACGATCGACTCGATCGTCAGCACAAACATCATTGATGACAGCTTTAGTGGTGTCAGCGTTGACCAGGGGGCTCATCTCGCGGGGTACATCACGAGCATCACGCTTCAGAATGGGGCGTGTATTGCGTATCGAATCTGATGGCGCTTTCTAGCTCGCTACGCAAGGTCGCCAATAAGGTTATTGGCAAATTTGGCGGGGATGTAACAGTGAGAATTGTTACGGCAGGAAGCTATAACACTGCAACAGGGACCATTGGATCTACTGAAACCGATGTAACGGTTAAAGGAGTTCTCCAAGATGTTTCTGTAAACCTTGGAGTCCGACTTAGCGAAGTCAATCAGCAGGTTCGAAATAGTGACAAGAAGCTAATAATTGCAGCGTCAGCAATAACTTCGGCCCCAACTGTCAAAGACAAAGTCGTTATCGCTAATATCACTTATGAAATTTCTGAAGTAAAGACTGTAGAGCAGGCGAATGTCGCCATTGCATATGAGCTAATGCTGAGGGCATAGCGATGGCGCGAGTCATAAAGTTAGACAAAATTGGCGACCTGTTTGATCACCAAATCAAAGATTTGGTCAAAAGAACGACTTATGCCTGGCAGAGTGAACTGATAAATGCTGAACCGGAACAGTATGGCACGCCAAAAGCTACTGGCAACTTGGCGAAATTTTGGTTTGTCAATTTTGATAATCCATACAAAGGCCGAGTGTTTAACACTGTGAAATATGCAGAGCCTGTCGCCTATGGAACCAATTTGCCACCTTCATGGAAGGGGAAATGGCGAACTAGGAAAAATGCGGTAAAAGGCTTTCCCAGTAAATTGGCAGAAAAGGTCATCGCCGTTATTTATGTTCCGGCGTTTATGCGTGACATTGTAGGAGGACGCTAATGGCTGCTGCCGATCTAAATGCAATTCGCGCAACAATAGAAACGCGATTGGCGACTGAGCTGGCACAGTCTCCAGTTATTCCTGTTGTATACAACAATTCCGACTACGCACCGGCACTTGGCAGCTCTTGGGTCCAGTGTCTTGTAACGTTCGGGGCATCAAATTATCTTACCGCTGGTGGCACGGTCAATTCCAGCAACTTAATTATTGGGCTTGTTACTTTTAACATTTTTACCCCTATTAAAGTCGGTGCTGGCAGTAACTATGTGATCGGTAAGCGGATCCGCGACCTTTACAATAGGATAATTGTGTCGGGGGTTTACTTCGATGCACCATCTGGACCTGATGTTGCTGTCTCGCCAGCGCCTGAAGGTTTTTTCCAGACTCAGGTACAAGTGACCTTTGAATCCATCGAGAGCCTTTAAGCCATGACCATTCTTCGCGGAGAACAGGGCAGTGTCCAGTTTGACGCTGCTGGCAGCACCAACGCCACCATCGTCGGCACTCGCTCCTGGAGCCTGAGCATCACCAAAGAAACCCTAGATGTCACCGACCACGGCGACACTTTCCGTTCTTTTGTCGGCAGCCTGATTTCTGGCACCGGCACAGTTGAACTGGTTTATGACCCCGATGCAACTGGTCAAGCTGGCTTCCTGGAAGACGTTGTAACTACGGCAGACCCTGCCGACGCCACTTTCGAGCTGTTTACCACCGGCTCGACTACTGGCACTGATTCAGTCAGCTTTGCTGGAATCATCACTGACATGGAGATTACCTCGACTGTCGGTGAACTGGTCATTGTGACCTGCAATTTCATTACGAGCGGCACGATCACTTCCAATCTTGAGTGATGAGGTGTAGTATCGGAGCGATTTAATAAGCTCTAATGCCTGCATCTAAGCGCCTTGCTGATGAACTGGTTGAGGCTTTTGACCTCAACCAACGTCGCAAGTTTGTTCTTAAGCATCCCAGCGGTAAAAGCTGGGATTTGTATTTCCCTCCGATTACTAGGGCTGATCGGAAAAAAGCGACAGCTCTTGCAGGGTCGGACGAAGCGTTGGACATCAGTACCCAAATGCTTTGCCAAAAAGCAGAGTTTGAAGATGGCACTAAGCCATTTGCAGCGGCTGATCGGGAAAAACTTCAGCGCGGACTACCTGAATCAGTGCTTAATGAGCTGGAACTGTTTCTGTTCGGTCTTGGCGAAGAAGAGTCAACTGAGGAAGCAAAAAACGATTAAGGCAGGACAACTGGCTCTTTTTTGAGTTTTTCTTGTCCTGCGAGTTAGGGATGACAGTTAGCCGATTAAGAACGGAGCTAACTGAGGCAGAGTTTGTACATTATGCGGCTTATTATGAATTAAAAGCCGAAAGAGAAAGGAAAGAAATGGAGCGGGCTAAATCTCGTTATTGATAAGATGAAGTCACGGATTATCGGTTGTACCGAGTGGCATCTACGACGCAGTCGAAAATCGAGCTGATTGTTGAAGCTGTAAGAGCGATCAACCCTTTGCGTCAGACGAAGAAAGAGACTGCACAGCTTCATCAAACAGTAGATCAAGCGCAAAATAATATCCGCAAATTAAATAGTACGCTTAATCAAACTGGAACAAGCTCACAAAAAGCTGCGGCTGGCATGAACTCGCTGGCAAAAGCCGTTCGGAATTTGGCTATTGGTGAATTTATTCGTCGATCGGTTACCACTGCTGCAACTCTTAATGATCTTGATCTACAGCTCAGTTTAATTACAAAAAAATATGGCGAATATGACACAGCACTTGAAATCGCCACTAAAGCACAAAGAACATTTGGCTTAAGTCAAAGAGAATCACTGGCGGATATTAACTCAATTTATGCTCGCCTTAGACCGCTTGGCATTTCACTGGAAGATATTAGTTCAACGTACATAGGCTTTAACACTGTTGCCAAATTAAGCGGCACTACTGCAATGGAAGCATCGGCTGCTTTTAGGCAGTTGTCGCAGGCAATGGGTCGTGGAACTTTGCAAGGCGACGAATTTGTTTCAATGTCTGAAAACCTTCCGGGAGTTCTTAATGCAGTTGCATTGGAACTCAAGGTTGAAGTCGGGCAATTGAAGGATCTATCAAAGGCGGGCGCGATTACCACAGATGTGCTGATCAAAGCCTTCAAACGACTTAAAACAGAAGGCGCTGATGCTATTGCCGAAGTTGCCAAGAAATCAGATATTGGTCGATTTAAAGAGTTTACAAATGCAGTCGAGAGACTACAGCAAGCTATCGGTAACACGCTTTTGCCAGCTCTAAGGCCGACAGTCGATTTGCTGACGGAGATGGTAAAAGTGGTCGCAGCTATTCCTCAACCGATCAAAGATATGGCGGCAATGATTGGTATTGCCGCATTTGCATTTGATGCTTTGCGAAAATCAATTTTGGCGGTTTATGCGTTGAGATTGGCATCATGGCTAAAAACGCAAGCCGCATTATTCCAGTTTTTTGGCGCACAAGTTTATTTTGCTGCTGGTGGAATGGGCGCATTGCAAAAAGCGGTCGCATTAGTTGGATTTGCTATTAAAGCCTTGCCGTGGGCCATTATTGCGGCTGCCATTGCTATTTATATCAAGGATGTTAAAGACGCCAAAGAAGCAACAGATCGCTTTAATAATTCGATTGCAGCCGGAACTACAAAACAACTTAGTGCCGCACTTGCTGCCGAAGTTCATACAAATGCACTTATCGCACAGAGGATAGAGCAAAACAAAAAAATGATGGAAGCCTCTGGCAATCGCGGAGGTGGTTTTGCACTGATTGCCATGCAGAATGAACTTGAGGCGAGCAACAAGAGAATCTTGAAGTTGCGCGATGAATTAAACATGGCAGGCGAGAGAGAAGAAACACAATATCAAGAACAGCAGAAAAAACTAAATCAAATAGTGGACAAAGGAAAGGCTAGGAAGGATCTTACTGCGGAGCAAATACAACTTGAAAAATTACTGTTTGCTGCGAAAATAAAACAGGATCATCAAGAGATCGCGTATATCCAAAAGCTTATTAAGCGCGAAGAGATATTAAATTCCGAGATGGAGCCTCGTCGGAAAATTAAGGCATTCTTAGAAAATGAAATAGAATATAGCGAGAAAGTCAAACAGCTAAGAAAAGATATTGCGGACATTATGGCTGGCGCTCGGATTGCGCCAAGCGAAAGTACCTTTGATGGCAAAGAAGTCGATCTTTTCAAACCATCGGATAAGCGGGCTGATCATTTCAAGGAATTAAAGCAAAATTTGACCGATCTGTTAAATCCAATGAAACAGATTCAGAGTTTGTCAGCGTCGATTGCCGACGCATTTGGAGAATCAATTCAAAGCATGGTTCAAGGAACTGCCACTGCACGTCAAGCTCTCGGCAATTTGTTCCGATCGGTTTCTCAAAGTTTCTTGAATATGGCGACCGACATTATCAAGGCTGCCATAAGAATGATGGCATTCAAAATTATTGCAAGTCTTTTCCCTGGCGGTGCAACATTTGCCGCTTCATCCGTGACCGCACCTGGACTAAGCGGTTCCTTGGCTAAGCCGGGCATTCTTCCAGGTATTTCTGGTGGTTTAGGTGGAGTTCCTAGTTACGGTGGAGGAATGGCGAAAGGTGGAAAAGTTTCTGGCGGGACATCATATCTTGTTGGCGAGAAAGGACCTGAGCTGTTCATGCCAGGACGCAGCGGCAGCATTATCCCGAACAACGCAATGGGCGGTGCCAACGTCACCGTGAACGTCGATGCCAGCGGCAGTAACGTAGAGGGCAACGCCGACCAAGCAAATCAGCTTGGCAAGGCAATCGGTCTTGCAGTCCAGCAAGAACTGATCAAGCAAAAACGTCCGGGCGGTCTTCTCGCTGGAGTCTGATGGCTACTTTCCCTAATTTCGATCCTGTCTACAGCGCAAGTAAGACCAGCAGCCCTGCCGTAAGGACTGTGCAATTCGGTGACGGTTATCAACAACGCCTGAGCTACGGGCTCAATCAAAACCCGAAGGAATGGCGGCTGACCTTCAACGTCGCGGATACTGACGCGGACACGATCGAGACCTTCCTAAATGACCGCGCCGCTGACTCAGAAAGTTTCGACTGGAGCCCGCCGGACACGGCATCTACCTACAAATGGGTATGCCCCGGCTGGACGCGAGAGCTGTTTGACACCAATCGCAGCCGTGTTGACGTGACATTCCGCCAGGTATTCGAACCCTAATGGCGTATTCAGCTTGGGCTAGCTCTACTGCTTACAGCGTTGGCAACATTGTCC